TTAGTCGTTACACCTTCCCATTTCTGGGCTTGGCTCGGGATTATCTCTTAAAGACTTCCCCCGATTTCACTAGATTTGCAATAGGAATTTCTTCCCAAGGGAGCTATTTAGGTTAACTCGGTGTTAGTGACTGCTTGCACGACCGAAGCCCGACGGAACGCCAGCTGGGCCTTTTTGGAGTAGATGATTGGCGAAAAAACGCCATTAGGAAGAGAGCCGTGACCGGCTGCACTAGGAAAAGCCATTTATTTAGTCCTTTGTTGATGGAAAAAGTGTTAGACGACCATCAACACTCAAGGGCCATCTTGTTAATGGGTGGAAGTAGTATGTGCCCATACTCCTCGGCCATCGTAGACGGGTTTCTTTTGTGTTATCTAATCTGGGTGTCTTACGAGGCCAGATTAACGTGCCCCGCCAGAGAGGTCGTAGACAAAATTGCCTGTTCGCATAGACTCAGCGATTGCATCGGCATTTTTTTCATACTCTGACATGGACATTTTCTGCACTTGAGACTCACTAAAGCGCCCCTTAGTTTTGGTATCAGGTGCAGAGGAAGGGGTTTTAGAGACCACTTTTGCAGCCTCTTTACTTGGGTTTACCTTAGCAGCAACTTTTTCTTTTTTGTACTGGCTAAGGGACCAAATTACATCTTTAGCCTCAGAGCTAAAAATCAGTTTTTGCAATCCTTCGGGCTGTTCTTCTGCCCAATCTTGGAATGCGTCGGAATTAACAACTTCATAGAAGTCGTTATGGGTTTTTAGGATTAAAGCCTCTTGTTCAGCCCTGTTGAGCTTTGCTTTAATCTCTAGAACTTCTTTGGAACTTGGTGCAGCTTCTTCAGCCACAATAGCTCGAATAATTGCAGCGGCCTTAGGATTGGCCAAGGCCCATGCCTCTGCTTCTTCTGCAGTTGGCAGACCCGCTCCCGTTTTTTCTTTTCGTAGTTTTTCAAGCTCAGCTTCTTTAGCCTTGAGGTCTTCTACTACTTTTTGGTTATGGCGTCTTAGGTCGGAGTAACGTTTTTTGAAGGTCTCTTCTTCTTTGTTAAGGTTATCTGAAACCTCAACAGGCTCGACAACTTCTTCGACTTCTTCCTGTTCAATAACCTCTTCTTCCTCAGGAAGGTCTTTTTGCTGAGAGACTTTTTCAAGCTCGGCAAGTTCCTCTTCCAAACGGGAGACTGAACGGGGGGTAACATAGCTCATTTAAAATTCCTTCTGGGGCCACTTAAAGTGGGTCGCCATTACTTGCTGTTTCTGGACTGAGGACGTGGAGAAGATTTAGGTGCGGAAGACGAGTTGTTACTCCCCCCACCATTATTTTTTTCTGACTCGCGTCTTGCTTGGTCCTCTCGTTTCATACGCTCTCGATCTTCTTTACTTCTATCGGAACGGCTGACCGCGTCGATCACTCGATTGACAATGCTGTCTTCTTCTACAGCCTTTTTCTGTCTCGCGGAAGACCTTGTGTCAGGCTCTCGTTTTTTTATCAAACCTGTTTCTTCTGCAAGGTTTCTTGCAAGACCTTCTCTCCCAAAACCTTTAAGGGGTTCAGAGGTCATACGGTCATAAGAGCTTTGAAGTCTTGCAAGTTGTTCTGGGTCTAGGGGGTTGCCTTGCAAATCTGTCTTTGTCTCTAAAATCCTAGCAAGCTCTTTAGGGACATTTCTTTCTAGGTCTCGTTGACGAATTTTAGCAGCAATGCCCCCAAAAGGTATCATGGATGCCATGTATTGTCCGAACTGTTGTCCGGGATCATTACGAGCTAGAGAATACTGCTCAAACTCTTTAGGTGTCCACTGAGAGATGCTACCAGCTAGCCCTTTAGGCGGGTTAGTGTCAGCGTTATCTCCAGAGCTGCTTTCTCTTTGACCTTGTGAGGTAAATCCGCTGTTGTATCCCCTTTGAAGCATCCATTTTGGGAGGCCTGTAACAGGGTCAATTTCGTTGTCAGACTGGTTAGCAGTAACAAGACCCCCTGTTGCAAAACCCGCAGGAGAAGGAGACGGTTGAGACTGCTCGTCTTCAATTACTTGAAGCTCTTCTGGAGAAAAGGGCAAGTCGTCGGGGTTTTCTCCTCCCATACGACCTTGTTCTTCCAAAGCCCCGAGTTGCTCTTTAGCTTTGCTAATCATCTTTTCAATCTTATCAAGACCGAGAAAACGAACAACATTGGCAGGGATTACATACTCGCCTTCAGAGACTTTGATGTCGATGTCGTCTGCCACCTCTTTAGGGGTTGCTCCGGGCGGAACTGGGTTCTGTTGAGTAGGCTCTAACACCATACCTCCTTCTGCAAATTGGGGCTTTACAGCTCTGCGAAACTCTTTATCAGATTTTAAACGCTCTATAGGAAGCTCTGCTTCAATTTCTTCAGGCTGATCTCTGTACCCGTAAAGCGTTCTGTTTTGTTCGTATTTTTGAGCAAAATTAGGGTCTTCTATAGATTGCACTATGTGTTGCAACTCATGCAGCATCGTAGCAGACTTTTCTTCAGGAGACATTTTACTATTAATGACGATAAAAGGCTCTCCGTTTATGTCAAAGTCCGCATAACCAAAGTGGTCATCTGCTAGCTGTTGCTCCGAGACCCGAGTATTTTTTAGCTCAGGGTAGTTGTCAAAAAGCTGCTTATGTTGGGCTACATCCGAAAGGTAATAAAACTGGTTATCAGGAGTGCCTAAATAATTGAAATCATCGTCATCAATTTCAAATCGAAGCTGTCCATTTTTATTTCTGGCCCAACCAGTGTCTTTCCAAACTTGTTCGGGATTTTCGCCATTTTTTAGCTTTTGTCGGGCCTCTTGATAGCTGTCAGTGTCAGACTTTCTGCCACGTATGCCCCCAAACATATTTACTAGACTGGGGTCAGCTTTATCTAAAAAAGAACCAATACCGGGCGTAGCCATAGTGCCTGCCACGGCAAAGACATCTCCCAAAGTGGCGTCGGGATTGGTAGGGGCTTTTACAACATCTACAATTCCCTGAGCAACGCTTTGAGCAGCTCCCTTAAGCTCTTCTTCTGTGGGAAGCCTCCACTCTTCTACGGGTGGGATGTTCTCTTTAACTTTTTTAGCGATTTCTGGCAAAGAGGGGGAGGCTTCCACCTCCCCTACCGTGTAGGTTTTTCCAGAGGGGGCTTTATAAACCCGTTGACCCAGTTCATTTTGACCAACATACTGGTCTCTGCTAGTGTCCGCAAACAGAAGATTTAGCGGGGTGTTAAAGTCTTTGTGCAAATCTTCTTTGTCAGCCATAACTACCCTTTATTTACTTCGTCTCTCAAAGAGGCAAGTTTTCTTAAAGCTCTGATTTCACCTTGAAGCCGGTAGACTTCTGCCAGCTCCGTAGCTTGCTCTAGGCTTTTATGCCTAAGAGCAATCTTTTCTGTGACGTAAGAAAGGAAATCTTGAAACTCTTCTCGGTCATTTACAAAACGCTTAAGCGTCATTGAGGCACAGCTCCTCCGCCAGCAGCACTAAAGCCCGGCTGTCCGGGGTTAGGGACACTGCCTGTACCCATCATACCTCCACCAGAGCCTTGTGTGTCTTGAGCTTGCGTACCCGGAGGCAACCCTTGCTCGGGACCTTGTGGACCTGTTGGCGGCATAAAGGCTTTTAGCATTTCAGCTTGAATAGCGGCATCTGCAAGAGAGTTGGTGACTTTATCTTCGTCAAGGTCAAGAGATTTTGCAATCTCACGGACAATGATGTCAAGCTTAGCAAACGGTGCCAAAATTGGGTTAGACACCACACCAAGGAACTGCATAAGACGTTGACTACGAACTTCGTTAGCCATCAAGCTTTCTGTACCACGAGCAGAAACTTCAAGGTCGCCCTTAATCTCTGGGTCATAGTCAAACTGCATATTAAACGCAAAGAAGGCTCGACCAAGAGGCCAAAGTAGATAGTCGTCAAGGTTTTTAACAACCGTCCTAATAGAGCCGTTTGCTGCGTTCATAAGCATTGAGATGCCAGAGGCAGTTCTACCTACACCCATGATACCCGTTTGTCCGTAGGAGTACGAAGGAAGGCCTGTGCTTTCGTCCGCCAATACTCGGGCTTTGTCAAACATCATAAGGTTTTGTTGAGACACGTTAGGGAACTGAGTGCCAAACAAAGCTTGTCCCGGTGCCCCGGCTTGACGACGAAACACTTTACCGGGGTAAATAGATAAATCTTGTCCCGGAACAAGGTTAGTCTCGTCTATTTCAAAGACAAGGTTTCCAGACAAAGCTCCATTATCTACAGCCATACGCATAAAGCCGTTCATCAGGATTTGCGTGTCTTCCATGTTCTCTGCAACACCTACACCAAAAAAGCTATAGGGATTTACTTCATAAGGTGCTGCGTAGTAAGGAATACGAGTGGGCTGAAAAGGGTTCAAGACAAGACGGAGAATTTCGTTATGAGACACCCAAATATTAACGTTGACCATGTCATCGTCATCAATGTCTTTGTCAACCTCTACACCCTTTTCTCGAAGGTGTTTAGCTTCCATGTAGCCCCAGTACTCCAAGACTTCCCAACGCTCTACATCAGGATTTCCTGTGTCATCTTCCATGACATTTTCCCAGTACTCCCTGTGGTAATCTGGGCCAGATTCAATTGCGTTGTCAATAGCACTGTCACGGAAAAAAGGCCGTTTCTTCAGGTCACGAAGGTCTTTACGAGACATTTTGTGACGTTCTACTACGTATTCAGCTTGATCCATATTAGCTGCATCAGGGTCAGGATAAAAGTTCCAGACTGACACATGAGAAAGGGTAGGAACTGTTCTCTTTTCCGGGGTGTACTTGCCTTTATCGTCCCACGAGGGGTACTCTTTATCAAGGGCCATTGGGCCTTTAATAATACCTGTTCCAAAGAGCGCACATTCAAAAGCAGAAGAGCGAAGGTGCTTAGAGGCCCCGCTTTCCTCTAGTTGGTCTTGAATCTTTTTTTCCATCTTTTTGGCGGCAACTTGTGCAGGATGGAAAGTGACAGCTGTGGGGGTAGTTCCGGGACCTTTTTTCAGTCTGTCAGCAACCGGCTCTAGTTTGTCTTTAAGAGGACCCAGATTAAAAGCTGTGGCCCCCGGAGGAAGCTTCGGCCCATCCCTTGTCCCAAAAGGGGAAGTGGGGGGAGGAGCATCAGCCCCCTCAGGGGCCTGTGGGTCAAAGTGAACTGAGTCTGGAACACCCTCAGGAAGTTTTGTCTGGTTAATGGAGATGGGAAAAGTCCCGCTGCCAAACAAGACTTCTACAATTTGTCCGTAGGCTGCCAAGACTTTAGTTTTTGTAACTTTAACGAACACACGAGACTTTTCGGTCTCTGTAAATTGCACAGTACTATCGTACAGGCCTCTGAAGTTCTGATAGCAACGAATAAACCGTTCTTCGTCGGTGAGTTTTTTTGTCTTAGCTCTTTGAAAACGTTCCCGAACAAAGCTCACAGCCTCATCATAGGATTTTGAGCTATCCTCGATAGCATCAACCCCCTCATTTTCGTAACTCATCTCTTCGTCAATCATTTTTTACCCTTAATAACCAAATGTCGCATCCATTGGTGTATATCTCTTTGCAGTGTCAGGATTTACATCCCAAGTGGAAGAACGAGGTCTAGTCATTACTCCGTAACGAATAGCGTCGTAGATGTGGTCTTCGCTACCTGTGTCAACATCTTCAGGGTTACTGCGGTCCAAGGGGATAACAGGAAGTTGGGCAATAGTGTGTGTGCAGTTTGAAAACACAACCATTCTAGGCTCTTCTGTATAGTCGTCAACCTGAAGGCGACGATGGACTTCGTTTTTCCCTGTAATTCGTGCGCCTTTAGAGCGATCAGAGGGCCTCCAACGACACCCACGAGCAATCATAGTCTCTGCAATAGAAGGGCCATTGTCCCCTCGTTTGTGCCAGCAAGAACTATCAAGCACCCCGTAAGTAATAGGACCGTCATCTGCTTCAAGGTCAAGTATCATATCGGCCAAATCAGCAGCCAACACCTTAGAGACATAAAGCTCTCGGTAAATAACGAGTTGTTCTTCTGGTGTGACTGCAAACCAAATAACTGCTGCAGCACTTGAGTAACCGTAATCACAGGCTCTGAACTTGCGCCAGTTATAAGGGATGTCGTAAGGCTCTACCACATGGATGGCTCTGTTCCACTCTGGGAACGCAGCACCTTCCATAATATCCCAGTCCCCATCTAGAAGCTTCTTTCTCTCGTTTTCAGACAACGAAAGCAAGTTAGCCTCGTAATCCCCACCTTCGTAGAGATAAGGGTTATCAGAAAGTTTAGCAGGAATAAACCTCCTTTTAAAAAGGGGTTGTCCTTCACGACTATGACCTTTAGGCCATTGCAAGGTCTCGCCCGTCTCAATATCCGTTGCCCAAAACGCTTGGCCCCAAGTAGCAGGGTCAATAAACATCTTCTTCACCCAAGCATGTCCCGGACCTCCGGGGTTGGTAGTAGCTCTCATATAGAGGCTAAGATCACTTGTAGAACGAAGACGAGAACGCATGTAGTTCCATGCGTAGGGTGTAGGCCATTGGGTAAGTTCGTCAAAGGCGATATAGTTAAAAGCCTGACCTTGATAACGAGACACGTCTTGGTCTCGGTCTAGGTAAGACATCCAAAGAGAACCCCCAGCAGGGGAGCGCCATTCCATCTTACGCTCAGACCACTTAATACCGGGGATAGCTTTTGGGTAAAGCTCTTGGCTTTTTTGTACAAGCTCTCTTAACTCTTCCGTAGTTCTACGAAGAAGGAGGCCTCTAAATTGTGGGTGGGGGAGGTCACGCAAAGCGTCAGCCAAAATGGCATAAGATTTCCCACCACCTGCTGCACCGCCGTACAAGACTTCTCTTTCGGGGGCAGCTAGAAACTCGGTTTGAGGGCCTGCATTAGGCTTAAAGATTACCTCTTTATCCTCTGCAAGCTCCTCAAAGTTGTAGTCAGGAACAATCACCAACGATGGCTGAGGTTTCTCTCGCGCCGGTTCTTTTTGCTTCGAAATTCTCTGCTTTGGCTTTGGCTTGTTCAAGCCTTTTGGCCCAGCTTTTAAGAGTT